GGAGAACGAACGTCTGAAGGAGTTCGGTATCAAGGCTTCCAAATCCGGGGAGACTACAAAGTTCTCTTTCCGAGGAGTGACTACCGAAGTGCGCAATTCTGAGGATGCCATCAAGGATTATCTTCTTTCTCTCGGTCGTGTCGACGGCATTGCCGGTTCCATGGCCGTGCAGATGCAGGAACTTGAAGGAATCCAGTCCAACCTTGGAGACACAATGGATGCCTTTTTCAATAAAGTGGGAAAAAAGCTGGAGCCGTTCTGGAAATCCATGTTGAAGTATGCCAATGGATTCTTCACTAAACTTGGGGAAATGTTCACCACTTATACGGAAACTTACGAGAACCATTTCGACAAGATGGTACAGCTTGAGAGCGCATTGCCGGGACTGTTGAACCGATACGAGGAACTGGTTGGCAAGTCCTCACGTTCAGCCGAAGAACAGAAAGAACTGGCCAGCGTCATCGCCCAGATAAAGAATATGGTACCCGGCGCTGTTTCCGCTTTCGATGAGTATGGACGTGCAATTGCCATCTCTGGAGAAAAGGTCGAAGAATTTCTAATAAAACAACGTGCCTTGCTCAAATTTGAAAATCAGAAAGCGATAAAAGAAATCACAAAACAAATAGAAAACTATCGGAAAAAAATAAAGGAGTTACAAGAACTGTACACCTATGGGAGGACCAACATGGTTAGCCAGGGTATGTTTGCTTCTCCCATCATAACGGTAGATAAATCGGATGCAATGAAAAAAGCAACAGCTGAAGAGATTGAGAATTACAGCAACATGCTTTTGGGTGCCGAAGAGAAATTGAAACAACTGAACGGCCAGACTATTGAAGAAACCGTCAAGAACCAGCAGAAGCTTGCAGAAGCACGCCAGAACTTCAACAAGATGGAGAAGGTTCAGTTGCAAGCCTGGATAAAGAATAACAAGGACGCAGCTGGCGAGTATGTGGAAATAGCCCAGGAAATATACAACAAGCGTTTTCCGGCAGAAGATTCTGACGCGACCAAGAAGAAGGCTGACAAGGCACTGAAAGAACAAGTTGAAACCGAGAAGAAAGTCTTGGCAGACCTCGCGGCTCTGCGTGACCAAGAATTAACGGACGAGGAACGGAAGATTACCGCCGTAATGAATGTACAGAAACTGTTACTGGCAAGACGGCAGATGACGGAAAAACAGTATGCTGTATGGATGACCACACTTGGCAGCAACTTGGCAGACCGTCGTCTTGCCATTGAGAAAGAATACGCCAGCAAAGCAGAGAAGCTGGAATTGAAAAATGGGGAACTGAAAGGGCAAGCGGTGAAAAATGCAGCCAGGCGTGTGGAACAAGCAGAACAAAAATCGTTCGAAGCGCGTCTGAAAGCAGAGCAGACTTACCGGGACAACATGGAAGCTATCCGGGAAATGGCAGAACATACACCGACCACCCCCGAAACACGACTGGAGACAGAATACCAAACCAGACTACAGATGCTGAAAGCATACTACCAGGCTTCACTGGTGTATGCCCGACAACACGGGGAGGACGAAGCAGCCGTAACAGAAATATATAATCAGGCCAAGCTGAATCAGGACAGACTGTACAAGGAAGAAAAGATAAGACTCGCCAAGAAAACATCTGAAGAGTTGAGGGCATTACAAGGTAATGATATTTCCCAACAGTTCACGGATATATACAATAATATAGAAAATTTGAAGGAGGCAATCAGTAACGCCAATTTCGAGGGGATGCTCCAAAGTATCCAGGGTATTGTAAATTCTGTCTTGGGTGGGCTGAGCAATTCCTTCAATACTTTCAAGCGGATTGAAATAGATAATGTAGAGGCAAAATATGATGCAGAGATAGAGGCTGCGCAAGGAAATGCCGAAGAAATAGAACGTCTGGAGCAGGAAAAAGCCCAGAAGAAGCTGGATATTGAAAAAAAGTATGCAGATGTTCAGTTTGCAGTAAAGGCTTCCCAGATTATTGCCAATACTGCGATGGCCATAATGATGGCTTTAGCCCAACTGGGACCGATTGCCGGACCGATTGCAGCAGGGGTAATGGCTGCCACCGGAGCTGTCCAGTTGGCCGCAGCCAATGCGGAACGGGAAAAAGTCAAGAATCTGACTCTTTCCGGCAGTAATTCCGGCAGTTCCGGTACCGGCGCACGCGTTGCCACTGGTCGCCAGTCCGGAGGCAAGATTGATGTCCGGCGCGCCCAGGATGGAAAGCTCTTTCCCGATGCCGACTACGACCCTGATGCACGGGGATTCATTGACCGTCCTACTGTCATAGTAGGTGAAGGGCCTTCCGGACAATCCAAAGAATGGGTGGCCAGCAATGCAGCTGTAAGCAACCCTACCGTCGCACCGATACTTGACATACTGGACAAGTCCCAGCAGGCCGGTACCATAAGGACACTTGACCTTAACCAGGCAATCCGTGCTCGAATGGCCGGTTATTCATCCGGTGGCTCCATTGATGCGCAGAAATCTGCAGTGCCGGTACCGCCTGCGCCGTCAGGAACCTCTCTGCCTCCAAGACTGATGGAACGCCTGGCCAATGCAATCATCCGTATTGATGAAGAAGGCATCCCGGCATCCGTCACTCTATCTGAACTTGAACGCAAGCAGGAATTGCGGAACCGTTCGCGTAAAATAGGAAGCAAATAACATTTCATCATGAAAATAGTACATTCTTCAGGAAAAGCCTATCAACTGGCACCTGACACGCAAATTGAAATCGAACGTCCGAATCTGTTCTTCAATGATTATGGTGAGCAGTCACTTCCGGTGGATCTCCCGGATACAGACCTAAACCGGGAACTGACCGGTTACCCCGATATGGTGGCCAACCGTAAAAAGCCGCAGACAGACATCACATGCAGCATCCGAGACGGTGACTACTGTGTGACCGCCCGGCAAGCCATACTCGGTGCCAAGCGGAAAGAGAAGATAACGACGACATTCTACATGAACGAGGGCAGTTTCCTTTCGCGCATCGAGAAAGTTGCCGTACCGGCCGTTTTCGGCAGCGAGACCGTACCCGGAGTAGAAACCGTAGAGCAGGGTATCAACTGGTGCCGTTCGTTGCTCGACAACACCAATCCGCATTTCACCCTCTTCCCCGTCATCATCGAGCTGGACGGGGAGAAACGCGGAGTGAACCTCACCTGCGTAATGGATGAGAATGGAAGGCCGATGCAGCTCCGTCCCGGAGTCACAAGGAAACAAGGCTTATACAACTCATATGCCCGTACAGAGAAGGTGGACAGCCGTATAATCACACTTGATCCCGGTTACTACATTACGCCCTTCATCCGTGCCACCTACCTACTGGAACGTATCTTCTCCTATTTCGGCTATACCTTGCAACCGAATTTTTTCACCGAGACCGAGCCTTTCAAAAGCATGGTGTTCATCAACAATACTGCCGATGCGCTGGTGAACGGCACCATCCTGCTGGCCCACCTGGTGCCCGACTGCCTATGCTCCACCCTGCTCGAAGTCTTTCGCAAGAAGTTCTGTTGCGAGTTTGTTCCAGACGAAGTGGCCAAGACTGTCCGCATAGAGTTTTTCAAAGACATGATAGCCGCACGCAACCCGACAGACTTGACGTCTTGTCTGGCCGGACAACCGGAAATCAATTACGAGACAGCCCGTCAGCTGAAGCTATCGTCAAAGAGCTCCCTCAGTAATGGAAGCACTCTTGACAGCACCACCGAGCTGGAGCGCAAATACCCCACGGCCTACTATGACATGGCATCCGGCAGATACGTAAGGATGGGTTATGGCAGGGAGGGCGTCATCAGGGTAGTGTCCGACGGAAACCTGCCGTTCTATGCCGGAGAAGAAGGACTGGATGACTATGAAGTGGAGGTGCCCGACAGTCAGTTCTGTTTCGACAGCCTAATGTTTTTCGTGCAGGGCACTATCAACGGAAGAGAATACGGGAATTCCGTAACTGCCCCCTATATCGGAGAAGGAAGGATGCTCAACAGTACTATCCGGGTAGCAGACGAAAGTACGAAAAGTGAGGAAAGTGAGGAAACGACAAGCGATCCCTACCTGACCGAAACCTCCCATGACCAGAATCCCATGCTGGCTTTCGCCTTGAATGACAGTACCGGACTGCCCGTCGGGGCAAACCACGATGCCGCGCGTGGCTACTCCCTTCTGTACAATGGCCCTATCGGTATCTATGAAAAATTCTGGCGAGACTTCGACACCTTGCTGCGCAATGCCCTGCACAAGGTAACAGTTCCGCTACTGATGACGAACACAATGAAGCAAGCCCTCCCCGTCTACCGGAAAGTGGCACTGGGCGGTTCGGAATACCTCATCGACGTGCTGAAGTACACTCTCGGAGGCAACAATATGCCAATGGATACAACGTTGCTCACTACGCAGCTCCAGGAGCCCGTAACCATGGCCATGGACGAGAGCGAACGGATGAAGATGCCTGCCTACAAGTGGAAGGTAAACTGTACGCTATCCGAAATGACGGAAGACGAATGGACAGCAGCAGGCTTCGAGGCGGGCGCGTTGGTGGACATGACCATCGTTTATCTTGCACCGCCCACCGAGAAACAGTATGCCGCAGGCGGACAGTACCACAAGCGGACGGACTACTACAGCTATATGTATTATCCACGCCGGGGAGAAGGTGAAATCTGTTATAGAAGAGTGTCCGTTTACATGACTCCCCAATTGATTACAGATTAAGGCGGTTGATGATGCGTTGTCCTTTCTGCATGCAATCAATCCACATAAATTCGCACCAAAAACAGAATGTAAAATGAATATCATCCAACAGCCCGACATGCTGTCGCTCTCGATGAACCTGAAGAATTTCATCATCGGCTCTTCCCGGCAGACGACATTCACTCTGAAGGCCGGCGACAAAGAACTGGTGTCTCAGGTATATGCTCCTGATGAAAACGGAGTGATGGAGATAGATATACATGAAATTGTACACTCGTTTCTGTCATACAGCTTGAAAGACATCGGAGAGGTATATCAGCAAACCAACCTGGTTGCCGATTTCACAGCAGTCATCGACTCCACTGAAATCACCTTTCGCGTTATCCGCTCTGGAGTGGACCGCTTGACTGACTCCGCCACCAATTTCCTGACACAGAATTTCCTCACCTGGCAGCCGAATGTAAAGCCGGTCACTTATTATTCTCCGGAGTTCCTGACCTACTATGCTGTGGTTGCCGGTACAGTCAAACTCCGCGCATACTTTACTGATGAGTCTGGAACTGTTAAATCTCAGACTGATTATACTGTTACAGAATTGATGCCAGGTATAGCTTATACCATGCCTCTACAATACTCTGTCGTTGCGGGATGGCTGGAACATAAATTACCTGCATATTACGATGTATGGGTTGAGGGCACATCCGGACAACGCCTCACATATATCCAACGGTATTATGCTGAGAACATGAAGTCGGAGCAGGAACAGTGGATATTGTTTGAAAACTCTTTGGGAGGTGTCGATACATTCCGAGCATATGGTAACACTGTATTCAATGGCGAACACACGCATAATATTGCTGAAATTGACGAAATTTTTTCAGAATACCGTGTAGACACGGAGAGGAAGTTTCAAAAAAATACTGGTTACCTGAATGGAGATGAGCGCAAATGGCTGCTTGATTTCTTCCCGTCAAATGGCAAGTATCTGTACGCCGGTAATTATTTGCGCCGGATAGTTGTAACAGACAGCAATGTCAGCTATACAGACCGCGAACTTCCAAGCAATTATACGTTCACATTCAAGTATGCCGACGCTCGTCCATTACTAAATCTTCCCCGAACCGATGTCCCTACAGACGTTCTCAACATTACCGTACCTGAAGTCGGTTCTTTTACAGTGCCCCCTCGGCTTGCTGAATTTCCCCATCTATCGTTATCCGGGGGGGCACTGTTTCCTGTTCAAAATCCGTATTCAGAAAAATGGTCAACAACATCTGTGGATGCCATTGCTTATTTTTTGGCAGATTTTATGTCCCGCGTTTATGGCTCTGGTGGTGGAGTCGGTCACAAACACCGTAACTATGATTTGCTTGAGTTGCTTTCATATATTGAGAACTATCTATTGGTAAATGGTCAGAAGATAAAGGCCGGTTACGCGGACAAAGCCGGTTACGTTGAAGGAATGGAGGATATGTTCCTTCGCAAAGACCAGTCTGACGGCACAAATTTTCTGTTGAAGTTCGGCGAGTTTATCGACTCTATGGTCTCGGGCA